TGCTGGAAGACGAACTGCGCGGTCTGCATCTGCCGGGTGGCAGCCTGCTGGCGCTGGGTGTAGCGGTTGGTGAAGTCGTTGAGCGTCTTCCGCTCACTGGCAGCCCACTCGCTGACCTTCTCGATGGCCTTCAGGTGCTCCATGACGTTCATCTTGCCGTGGAAGAGCCTGTCGGCCGTCCCGGCGCCGAAAATCTCGTCAAAGCACACATTGACCACCTCACACTGGGCGCGGTAGTTGGCCGCAGCGGTCGGGAAGTTCTCGCGCTTTTTGGCCTGAGCCGTGTCGCGCATTTTGATCATGGACTGCTCGAACTTCTCCATGAAGTCCGCGTCCATCAGATCGCCTTCGAGTTTCACGTCGTTAATAATCAATTCCATTATTCTGTTGTCCTCCTCTGGTCGGTGCTATAAAAAGAGCACCAGCAGGCTGCACCGTTGCGCCTGCTGGTGCCTGGTCGCTCACTGCCCTCGCTGGGCCAGTAGTACGGAGCCAGTGTTTACTTGTTTACGCGACGGGGGTGTCGTACTTACCGGCGAAAGTGCCCACCGTGAACTTCTTGCTCACGGTGTCAAACTTGCCCTGGATAGGATCGCCGACCGCGTGAAGCGTGCCGGAGACGCTGATCTTCTCGCCGCCTGCTCCGGAGTTGTCGCTGACCTCATTGGCCACAGTGAACAGGCGGGCGGTGAACTCGGCAGCGGCCTCAGTAGCTTCGCCGATGGGGTTGAACAGTTCGACGCGGACATACTTCAGCTGGGCGTCAGTGCCGGTCGCATGGTCGCGGCCCATCTTCCAGAGCTTATAGATCGCCTTCTGGGAAGGGATCAGACGGGACTCATAGGAGAACTCCGTCTCGTAGCCGGTGATGTCGGTGGACGCGGTACTCTCGTTGATGTAGGTTTCGCTGTCGGTCTGTGCGTTGGGGCTCTCGTCCAGAGTGGTGAAGCCGGTGCCCATGAGCTCGTAGGTGCCGTCGATCTCGGCATAGTCCGCGATGGCATTGCGGAGCAGGGCAGCACGGCTCTCGTCAAAGAGCTGAAGGTTGATCTTTTTCATGTGCTTATGCCTCCTTGTGATAGATGAGTTCTAACTGGATCTGGTAGCGTGCATTCCTCATGGACTCGTCGAACATATAGCCAGACGAGAGCACGCTGAGCTGTTCCGGGTGCATACCTTCCGGCAGCTCCGGAAAATTGCCGGCAGCTTCCTGAGCTTCGACCCAGTTGGCGAAGTCCTCGTAGAAGGTGCTGTTGGCGATGTTCTGGAGCCGGTCCATGCTGTAATACTCCCGGCTGCCGAAGTTGAACTGGTAGCGCCGGTCAGAGCTGCCGTCGATGTATGTCTCGATGATCGGGTTGAAGATCCCCGTCTCGATGGTGTACTCCTGCGGCTCGTCTCCCAGGGCGTCCACGCGGAACACTCCGGCATTGAGGAGAGGGCAGTCCTTGAAGAAGTCAGCGACGCCCTCGATGATTGACTTGACCATGTCGGACCTCCTTTACTTGTTGACCAGCTTCAGGATCTGCGTCCTGTGTGCGGTTTTCATTCGCTCAAACCACATACCGCCACGCCTGGAGTCGTAGCTGCGGGTCGGGCTGGTGTTGTAATACTGCCGGCGGGCGTATGGTGCGATGTACTGCACCTCGCCGGAGCCGATGACGGTGCCCAGCGTGCCGGATCGCTCCAGGGCGCCGGTGCGTTTAGGAACCATCGGAGCGCAGAGCCTGAGCACTTCACTGTCGATGATCTCCTGCTTCTTGCTGAGTATTTCGTTCATTCTCGGGGCGCAGCCGGCATTCCAGATCAGCTCGGCCTTGCCGTTCTTTCCCCGGACGATGGCGCCCCTGGGGTTAGTGATGGGTTTAAACGCCATTATTCGCCTCCGATCCGCCAGTGCTTCACGGCGGCCGAGCCTCTGATGGTGTTGTCCGCGTACTCCTTGACGTAGATCAGATGGCCGAGCGCCTCCATCTGCTTCTGATCGACCGGAGCCGTCAGCTCAGTCGCCATAGGCAGCACATAGTCGCCGGTCTGGAGCGTCCACGCCTTGGCAGCTGCATCCTCGTCCAGCTGGCGGAACTTATCCGCCGGGACATAGCTCCGGCCGTCCTGGATCTTCGCTCCCAGCGGGATCCTCAACTTGTAGGCGAGGCTCTGGGAGTGAGCTCCGTCCGTAGAGTGGCCGGAGCTCTTGTTCTCCAGGAAGGACGCGCTGCGGATGCAGGTCGGGAAGTAGACCTCACGCCGATCAGCGCCCAGGCGTTTATTAAAGACTGTTATCGCAGTCTGCACATACATGGCGGCAGCCTCCCTTCAGGGATCGGCTCAGCCATCCGGTCGGCAGCAGGTAGACGCGGGCCGCTTCGAGGATCTTCTTGCGGAGCAGCTCCTCAGCGGTCTGGCCGTCCTGGCCCTCTGTGATGTAGGTCACGGAGTAGCCGTCGTTGGTCTCGCTTTTCACACCTGCA